GCGGTGGTGGCTGACTTGATCACCTGGATTGTGGCCACTGGCGTGCCGAGTGAAACACTGTGCATTGTTTCGGCACCTACGCTGTCACAGATTGAGAAGGTCATCTTCGCGTACCTTAAAGTAAACAAGGGATTAGCGGACGTAAACAATAGGCCACTTCCGGGTAGGATCACGGAAACACTGGCCTGGAAATTGGATGGTACTAATGGTGCAGAATTCTTGGTATTCGGAAAGCGACCCAGCGACCAGGACATTGTTTCGTCTTTCCAGGGTACTCGAAAGCGAAATACTTTTGTTTTCCTTGACGAAGCTGGTGGACTTCCTACGGACATGTTCACGGCCGCTGAGGCAGTGGCCACTGGAGCGGATTCGCATATTCTCGCGATTGGCAACCCAGATAGAAGAGGAACTGAGTTTCATAGAATTTTTACTGACCCTCAACTATCGCAGGACTGGTCCCTCCATACGATTAGCGCTTTTGATTTACCAACATTTACTCAGGAGCTTGTTTACCCCGAAGAGGAAGATCAGAAAAATTTTTTAAATGGCCTTACCAGCGTTGAGTGGGTCGAGCACAAGAAGCGTGCCTGGGGCGAGGACTCCGCACGCTACAAGGCCAAGGTGCTGGGAGAGTTCCCGGACGAAGCCGACAATACTTTCTTCTCGCAGCTTGTAATTGACAGCGGGTTCGACACGGTCTTTGAAGATGATGATGCCGTGCGCCCAACGCTTGGTTTGGACGTTGCTCGTTTTGGTTTGGACGAGAACGTGCTATACATCAATCGCGGTGGTAGAGTGCGGATAGTAGACAAGTGGTCTAAGCTTGACCTCATAGAAACAGCAAGAAGGGTGCACGGACATGCTCAAAGGGTTATGGCGAGTGTTATCAATGTTGACGTTAACGGTGTGGGTGGTGGTGTTGTTGACGCTCTTCTTAGGCTGGACGATTTTAATGACGCCGTTTATAGTGTTGGCGCTATTAATGGATCTCACGGTTCGCCAGATTCGGCAAGGTGGACAAACGCCAGGGCGTGGCACTACGACACGTTCCGAGAACTCCTTGCAAACAAGCAGCTGGACATAGACTACGAAGACAATCAGCTTCGTGAGGAAATGATAAGCCAGACTTATCACTTCAGCACCAGGGGTTCTATCACAATGACGAGCAAGGACCAGATGCGCAAGTCTGGTATCTCCTCACCTGACTCCTTGGACGCTGCCATCCTGTCTACAATCTCGCACGATTCCTCCGGACCGCAGCTAGGGGAAGTTTTTCACCCAGAAGATGTTATGGCAGAGCATTCGTTCTACGCCTCAAGTTACTGGTAAGATTGATTCATGGGAATTTTAGATAGATTTAATACAAATTCGGACGAATCCGATAAACTTTTACGGGAAATCCAAGAGCTTTCTCAGAACAATGAAATCCTTGCCGAGTCATACTCCGCACTTGCCCGTGCAACTTTGGAGTTTGATGAGCAAGGTTGGTCTCCTATCAACCAACTCACCGAAGAAGGCATTCGTTTAGAGGACGTAAAGGTTGTATCGCGCAACGCTCGCAGGCAATCAGCCTCTAACCCTATCCTCAAGCGCGGCGCGATGCTTCGTTCGAGCTATGTCTTTGGTCACGGCTTCAAGATGTCGTCTCGGAACAACCCGCTTCCCCCCAGGTTCCAGGCTATCGTCGATGACCCCATCAACCAGCAGGTACTATTCGGAGAGGCTGCGTGCAAGAAGAATGAAAGAGCGCTATTTACTGATGGTAACTTTTTTGTACGTTACGACAAGCGGAATCGCCGCTTTAGTCGTGTACCACTTGACGAAATAACCGGTTGGGCTACCGACCCCGACGACCCAGAAATGATTCGCTACTATTTGCGCGAGTATGAGAAGCGTCAGCCGGTAACCGATCCTTACGCCACCTATCTTTCGGAGACCATAAAGATATGGTATCCACTTGACTATGTGGAGACCCCCGTTGCGCGGATTAACAACATCCCCGTTGACCGTAACTTTGTAATTATTGATAGCAAGTCGAACGACGAGACCGGTTCGCTGTGGGGAATCCCCGACGCGCTGCCAGCCTTGCCTTGGTCCTGGGCTTACTCCGAGTACCTCAAGGACGGCTCGAAGATGCTAAAGGCTCTCTCCAGCATTGCTTGGCAGGTCAAGTCAAAGACCGCTAAGGGCGGAGCAAACATTAGCTCCAAGCTCATCAGCAACAAGGACGTAGCGGCTACCGCTGTGACCGGTGCTGACATCGAGATGAACGCCATGCCTCGGAACAACTCCGTGGACCTGGCGACCGGACAGCCGTTGGCCGCAATGGCAGCAACTGCCATGGAGGTATCGGTAGACGCTTTGCTCTCCGGACCCGGACAGACTGCCGGTGGTGGTTCTCAGGTTCTCGACCAGTCTACGCTGAACGCTGCTTACGCACGGCAGGGTAACTGGTCAGACTTCTTCTTGCGGGTGCTTCGCGTGATGGGCGTGCCAGACCCTAGCGTTACCTTCAACAACATTATCGTCGATCCTGCGTACCGCACGATTCAGTCACTGGGTCAAGCGTGGATGACCGGACTCTTTGACTCGGGTGTCATGCAAGACGCCATGGCGGAACAGCTTGGAATTGAAGCACCTGGTCTAGTGCCCAATGGCGTGCTAATACCAAACAACGAAGGTGGCTTTGCCAACACTGGCTCTACGCTAGGAGCGGGCAACCCTAACAACATTGCCAGCAGTCAGGGCAACGCCGGAGCTGGCGTTGACGACCTGTCCGATGGTGACAATGGAAACAGGGATACGCAAAACAACCCTAGATAAATCGTGATAAGATTGTTATAATGTCTACAATTTTTCAGGAACAAGCAACCGCGCCCACCAAGGTAGGCAATAACTGGCGTGCTATTTTAATCACTCCTGGTAAAGGTTCGTCTGGTGTCTACCCAGAGGCAATGCTCCGTGAGTATGGACCCTCAGCGTTCCCCAAAGGAACCCACTCCTACGTGGATCACCCTAATCACGACGAAGAAATTCGCTCACCCAAGAACCTAATGGGCGTGCTGTCCGAAGATGCTTACTACGAGGATGGCGTTGGGCTCGTTGCCGAGCTTCAGGTCATGCCTCACTGGAAAGAGTTTGTCGAGTCAGTTGCGCCCCACACAGGACTTTCTATTTACGCAATGGGCGAGGGTGAATATGACGATGAAGAAGATGAGATTGTTGTCGAAAGCCTTATTGCTAATGCTCAAAACTCTGTTGACCTGGTTAGCTACCCGGGGCGACCAGGATCGAAACTAGCCGACAAGCTTTACGAAGCTGCACGCGCTATGAGTGAGGCCGAGCCCGGAGAGCTTATCGAAGAAGATTTGGTCAGCATGGACCACGATGGCGAAATGGCCTATGGTCAGGTTGCCTACATTATGACCGAAGGTGTGTTCCCCTTTGAGGGCGACCCGCTTGCGGTCTCAGCTAGCCCCGAAGCGCCTGTTGCGCTTGTTCGGGTTTGGCGTCAAGAAGACGGAGAGTGGGAGCCAACCCAGATGCTTATGGGTCACCCAATCTCCGAGCTAACTAAAGTTTCTGAGCTTGGAGAATCCAAGAGCAGAGAAAATGGTACTGCTGCAAAAACAGTTGCAAATACCAAATCATATAAGGAAGAAGGAAACTCAGATATGGACCTCAAGGAATTGAGCGACCAGCTGGCTGAGCTGCCAAACTTGGTAGCCGCTGCTGTCGTAGAAGCCCTTGCGCCTGCCGAGGAGCCAGAGGAAGAGGAAAAGGAAGAAACTGACGTTGCAGCTGTTGCTGAAGCGCTGGTCGCCGCCGACCTCCCCGAGGTTTCCCGCAAGGCCGTGTACGAGTCGCTTCGCGCCGGAGCTGACCTGACTGAAGCTATCGAAAACCAAAAGGCTTTCGTTGATTCCGTCAAGTCACACTTCAAGGAGGAAGCTGACGCTTCCGCCAGGGCTGCTGGAGAGACCGTTATTGTAAACACCCAAGAGAAGGCTCCCCGCCTCTCTGACATCCTCAACGTGAAGGTTGGTGCCTAATGGCTCTTAACGAAATTTATGTAGACGGAGAGTCGCTAAACTACGTCGTGCCCTCAGCTACCGTTTCTGGTGACTTTGTTGTTCTCGGTGGAATCGTTGGTGTCGCAGAGACCAGCGCAGCGCTCTCAGCTGACACAAACTACTACGCCACCTTGCGCCACATCGGTGTGTTCTCCGGAACAACTGCCGATGCTGTTGCAGTTGGTGCTGCAATCTACCTTGCGAGCGCCGCTACCCGTGGCACCGCTCTTACCACTGATAGCGACACTGGTTCTAACGAACTCGTTGGATACGCAATCGAGGCCAAGGGCGCTGTTGCCGGTAACGTCAAAGTTCGCATCAACAACTAAGAATAGGTGATTTAACTAATGGCAAACATGCAAATGGTTGAACAGGAAATCGCCAGAATTGAAGAGCGTTCCACCAAGCGTCAGATTGAGGCAGCCAAGCTCCTCACCAACGCGCTTTCCGGTGACCTTCGTGCGAAGGTAGCTCTCCAGGAAGGAATTTCCTCTTCGGACATTCCTACCGTTCTGGAACCTGCTATCAACGTAATCTTCCTCGCACAGTATGCTGCGGAGCAGGTTGTCTGGAACCAGATCGCTGACGAGCACACGGCCGATAACTTCGGCACGATTCGTTTCGGTGACTTCCAGGTTGACCCTAGCGCTCTCAGCAGCCACGCTGGCGAGGAATTCATCAGCGGTGGACTTCCCGCAGTCGGAGAGTACGAAGAGTACCCCGCTGTTCCGTTCACCACCACCCAGCTCGACAAAGACTTCGAAGGCAAAACAGGCATCCGTGCCCGCATGTCTTGGGAATCCTTGCGTCGCGTTGGTAACTTCGACATGATTGGTCAGATGACCTCGAAGTTCGCACAGTACGCCGCACGTCAGGAAGACCTCGCTCTTGCGAAACTCTTCGTGACCACCGGTGGAGCACTGGGTAGCGGATTCTCGGCTAAGGGACTTTCTGGTAACCCAGCACTGTCGCTTGACGCCATGCAAACCGCTATGGCAGATTCGCGCACTGACACCGTTGGTGGCAACCGCGTTGTGGCCTCGAACTACAAGTTGGTCTACGGCACGGCTCTCGCGATGACTGTCCGCGAACTGTTCGCAATGCAGCAGATTCGTAAGACTGTTGGTACTGAAGAGACAATCTTCAACCCCAGCATCTACACGAGCCCGTTCACTCCAATCGAGTTCAACGCACTGGACACCGTTTCTGGTGGGACCACTGACAACTTCTGGTTCGTCATTCCCGACCTGAACGTGCGTCCATACTTCTGGGAGGTCTTCCTCTCCGGAGCACGTACGCCTTTGATCTCCATCAAGGACAACGGACACTTCAGCCTTGGTGGCGGAGATGTTCCAGTTCGCGATGGTAGCTTCGATGAGGACGACGTACAGACCCGCGTTCGCCACGTTGTGGACGCATTCTCGGTCACGACCGATGGTCTCCGCGCCTCGACAGGTGCAGGCTCCTAGTAGCCAATTAGAATTACCCCCGGGCGAATTGTCGCTCGGGGGTTTTTCTTTGTTAGTATATAAATACCAGCTTCCCCTCCTGCTGGACGCCACGCACCGTTGAGCCCATCCCCCTTCCCCGGGCTCCGGTGCGTGGTTCTTTTATAGGGTAAAATAGAACTATGGCTAATACTGGTGTTGCACCTCCCGACTTTACTACCGACGTGGGTAAGGTACGCGCCCTGCTTGGCGACACCGATCCTACTAACGTTTCCCTCGGTAGCGGTACCTACATGTACTTTAGCGACGACGAAATCGGCGCGTTCCTTACGATGTACGGCGACAACGTAAAGCTTGCTGCCGCGCGTTGTCTTGAGACCATTGCTGCATCACAAGCGCTTCTGCTGAAGTCTTGGTCTTCCGATGACCTCACGGTCAACGGCGATAAGATTGCCGAGTCCTTGCGCAAGATTGCCGCACAGCTCCGCGAAGAGGCGCTTCAGGATGAGTCCAACGAATACTTCAACATGATCAAGATGTTTATTGACGACGACAACGACGGTCAAGCAGACGAGTACCCATGGTGGAACTAACGTGGCTATCTCTAAGAGCACACCTATAGACTTTGCCAAGATTGCGCTTGAGATGCGCGACATTGTTGCGCGTTGGTACAATGCAACCATTCAAATTGTAGACCCGAACGTAAGAGACCTAAACGACTACTGGAACCCCGCAACCAATACTTATTCCCAGGGAACCGAAACCTTAGTGTGGTCCGGAAGCGCTCGCATACAGCCCGTAAGTAGCGCCTCGGAGCCAGACCTCGGGATTACCCAGGGTGCTATTGAATCAATTAGAGTTCAGGTCCCCTACGACAACACGCTGGGATTAATACGCAAGGGAATGCAGGTTGTTGTTACAGACGGCGGAGAGAATCATGTGTTGGAAAGCTTGCAGTTTGTAGTTCTTTCTGCAATTAATTCTTCTTACGGGTGGAACACGACGATTGAGTGCGATGCGGACATCAAAGCGGTAGCGGATGGCTAACGTATTCGCACGGATAAATATTTCTGGTGCTCTAAAAAAGATTCAAGGCATAGAACGCATCGTTCAAGAAGAGTCTCTAAAAATGGCTAGAGAAATTGCCGAGATGGGCGAGCAAGAAATGAAATCAAACATCTTGGCATCCGGTACTGCATTCAGCCAAAAGGCTAGGCAGGCTGGAATCAATCAAGGTCCAGGTCGATTTAGAACTGGAGCGATGTATAACGCAGTTTCCTCCAAGGTCGAGGGCGGTTCAAAAATAACGCGATCTGTTTTTGGTTGGATTAAAGATTTTGAACAATACTTTTTGTATCAAGAGAATGGGTTCGACAACAAGTTCTTTGCTAACTATGGCTCGAATGGCGCGTTAATCACAAGTGGTGGGCAGCCTTCCGTTAGAGCAGCAAAGTTTCCTCGCACCACAAAGGGAATGTTTGCTTTGCGTGACGCAAGACAAACCGTTGTAAACGAGCTACCTAAGTTTGTTCGCAAGTACGAAGGAATTATTAAACGCAGAGCGAAGGCGGCAAGCTAATGACCGGACTAAACCTTATCTCCGTGCAGGACGCTATCCTTGCGCACATAGAATCAAGCCTTCCCGAGTATGAAATTAAAGAAGATGAAGTGCTTGATGACGAGTACTTGCTCAAAATTGATAACAACGTAAAGCCTTTTATTGTTTTGCGGTGGCATGGGCTTCAACGATCGGCGGCTAACGCATCGTTCGCGGGCGTTCGTTTTGATGAATACAATTCATCAGTGGATATTGTTGTTGTTGCACCGTCCCCTAAGATTGGGCGTCGCGCTTTAAATTACGTAATGGATAATCTTATTGGTTGGCCCGTTCCGGGAGGCAGCCAGCTAACTCCCACTGGTGGAGCTGCCGTATTCCCGGTTGTTGACTACGACGCCAAGCCCCACATATACCTTGCTGTAAACAGCCTGTCTTTCCAGGTCAATAGCACCGGTGTCGGCTCCTAAATAGGTGGTAAACTAGATTTATGGTACTTGCCCTAAACACTGTGTCCGGACAAATTGCCGACGTTTCTCCAAAGACTCTTCGGCACCCCAAGTTTAAGGACATCCTTGTCCCCGTCGAGGAAGGTACAAAGCCGTATAACCCGGTGA